TCTGGTGCTTCATCAACACCTACGTAGCTGAACTGCTCTTCGCCATTAGACTGAACATAGATACTGTCCATTGGAATGTTTGCGCCACCACCACTACGATCTAGGTAATAGTTAGCTGCTGCGCCACCTGCATAAATTGGAGCATCGTAAGCTACCCATGCACCAGTTGCAGAATTCCAACGCTTGACTCTCCAACGAGCACCTTCGCCTGGCTCAGAAGCCTTGATCCAAACAGAACCTGTTGGCTTTGGCTCGCTGTCAGCAGTTTTCCATTCTGGAACACTGGTGTGTGGAGTGATTTGTAATGTTGGGGGGAAGTATTCACCTTGTTTAACACCAATGCTACTACCGGCTGCGGTAGCTGCAACAATAGTACCAACGCTACCTGCGGCTAAAACAATACTACCAGAACTAGTAGAATCACCTAGTCCTTCTGTAGCACCGTTGCTGTAGAAGTAAATTTTGTTGTTGACTAGTTTAGCGTATACACCAGAACTACCACCCATTGCTGTGTTAATGTCGCTTACTAGGCTTGCTGGAGTTGTACCTGTTGCGGTAATCAATGTACCGTTTAGGTAGAAGTTATTGCTAACTGCCCATGCACCTGTACCTGTAACAGTCTTAGAAGTAACTGTTGGCCAGCTTGCTGCCCAACCACCGCTACCGACCTTAACCCATGTACCTGCTGCTACTAGGCTACCGCTTTCGTTGTAACCGCCACCTGGGCTCTTGTAGAACATTCTTGCAAGTTCTTTGTTAACTGTACCTGTTTCAAATACAACAGCGTAGTCGCCGATAGATCCAACGGAACCTTTTGGTGCGTTAGATGTAATTTTTGTTGTTGAGTCAGCATCTGTAAGAACAATTGGATCTTTCATTGTGAAACTTTGGCCGCCTGTGGTATCACCAGCTGCTCCGTTCCATTCAAAAATACCATATGATGTACCGCGAGTATCGACCCACCATGCGCCGTCATCCGGCTCACTGCCTGGCTCAATTGGTGTGCCTTCTAGTTCACTTAGGTTAACATCGGCACGTACAATGAATGCACTTGCGCTTACACCTAGGTAACTATACGCAGCCAACAAACCGTATTCATTGCGTTCACTACCATGAATTGGTGTGTTGCTAGGTGTCTTTTCAAAGAAAGGTACACCGAACAAATCGCCTACGTCTTTCTGACTTGTTAGTCTAAATGCCTTACCAGCATTTGCTTTTGTTGTCGCAGTAGCAGTACCTGTGCCTGCTCCATTGCTCTTATCTTGACCTGTGGCTACAACGATAAGAGGAGTCGTACCAGGTTCAGCTGGTGTGTAAAAGCTCTCATCAATTATCGTAACTTGTACGCCTGGGGAAACTAGTGCCATATCGTTATCTCCTGAGTTTAGTTCTCTCATAATATTTAGCGTAGTCTAGGAAAAATGGGCAGTTATAGCATAAAGAAAAGGGGTTAAAAAGGTGTAAATATCTGTATGCGACCACTTTGCAAATGCGGTTTAAGACCCCGTGCGGTTAACTACAAGAAAAACAACAGAGTCTACTATAGAAGCCTCTGTGAAATCTGCATGGCTCACGGAGTTAATCATGGGATACCCCGCTGGTTTAGAGCAGGGTATCGTATAAAGAATCAATGCGATCGCTGTGGTTTTAAAAGTCTACACAAGGATCCATTTAGGGTATTTCATGTTGACGGTAATCTAGATAATTGTCGTCCTGCAAACTTAAAAACAGTCTGCGCTAACTGCGCCAGTGTTTTAGCCAAGGATGGAGTCAACTGGCGACAAGGAGATCTTGTTGCTGACTATTAATTTTGCCTGTTGATAAAGGTCATCTATAGATCCGTTGTTATCGATAATTGAATCAAAATCTGTTCCTACCCAAGCAGTTTCGCTGGCGTGGATTTTACGCATCTTTAATTCTTGTACTGCATAATTATGACCCTGATTGGCTTTGATTGCGGTGTCATACCAATCAGGTAAGCTGCCGCGTTGTACCCATACGATCTGTCCGCCTGCATTACGGATACTAGATATTTCGTTAGGAAAACGGCAATCGCTGATTACCACATTGTCTTTGCTATTACGGAGTTTATTTTCTAAGCTGGCAATCCAAATATCATCATGGAATGATTTGCGGCATACTTCTGTGCCCCAATATTGAAGTACCCATCTAGGAGTAAGTGTAGGCATTGCCAGTCGTTCTGCCCACCACGGATCTACCTGTTCACGCCATTCACGAGCTTCTTTGGTTCTACCCTCCAGTAGTGTCCGGTCCCATCCAAACACTGCGCTTACAGCGTCTTTAAGAGTCGAGGCAAAACTTTCCCTCCGAAACTCGTGAAAGTTAACTAGGTAATCAGCAACGGTATCTTTACCGCTGCCTATAAATCCGCAAATTCCAATAATCATAATAGTCTCCGATAAGACTATTATACTAAACTAATCTAGTAAGGTCAACCTATTATGAACGAATAGCCTTGTCCGCCCGGTACTAGTTTCATTAGATCGTCTGTGAGTTTTTCAATTTCTGCTTGGGCTTCGGTTTTCATTGCGGCACCATTTAATGCGCTGCCACCTTGTGGGCCTGCAATTTGAGCAAACTTCTCACGAGCCTGTCCTAACATCATTTTGCAGTTGGCTAAACTATAGTCCTTGACCCACTGTCCTGCATAGACATCGTTGATGATTGCAAAGTCAGGTTTAGTATTATAAACCCAAAGCATGATTTCTTCCTCGCCTCGAGGACGTTGCATGATAGTCAGTTTGTGACTTTGTGGATTCCAGTTGAAGTTGATAAAACTTCCAAACATCTTGCCAACTAGCTCTTGATACTGAGCAAACAGTTCATAGGTTAATAGGCCACCCATATTTGTTGATGATAGCAAATAGGTATTTGTGTAAGCTAGGTTAAAAGGTTCAAACACTGTGCCGCCCTGGCCGTTGCCGGTACGTGATCCAACGCTTCTACGATATATCTGTCTTACCTGCTGAATTTCTTTGGGTAAGATATATTCATTTCGATCCTGTAACAGAGTTAAAAATGCATAGCTTTCTTCTACAGAATTATCGCTACGTTGGCGGAAAACTGCCAAACTTCTATTTAATGCTGTTTCGTAATGTATAGGGTCTAGTTCAATGTCAATCATGCCGTCGCCTAGCATGGCTTTACAATAGTCGTAGACTTCTTTTTTAGCTTGATCTATTTGGTTCATACTATTATTTACCTATAAATACACTACTATGCCACGCTTATCCTTATACCGCCCAGAAAAGGGCAATGATTATAAATTTATAGACCGCAGTATTTGGGAAATGTTCCAGGTTGGCGGCACCGATGTGTTGGTTCACAGATATCTAGGTCCTGGGGCAGCTACGCAAGGAAATACTCCTAGCACTCCTACTTACGATACAACAAATCCCACACAAATACAAGATCTATTATTTTTAGAAAATCGTGATCGTAAGTACGATCCAGATGTTTATGTTTTGCGTGGCGTGTACAATATGCAGGACATTGATTTTAATCTAAGTCAATTTGGTTTATTTTTACAAAACGATACTCTGTTTATGACCTTCCACATCAATGATACTGTGGAAAAGCTAGGCCGTAAAATTATAGCAGGCGATGTACTAGAATTGCCGCATCTAAAAGATGAACATGCTCTTAATGATTTACAATTTGCTCTTAAACGTTTTTATGTTATTGAAGAAGTCAGTCGAGCAGCTGAAGGTTTTTCAGTAACTTGGTATCCGCATTTATATCGTGCAAAATGCAAGCCGCTAGTTGATAGCCAAGAATTTAAACAGATACTTGATGCTGTGCAAACTGATGCAGAAGGTAATGAAACTAATACAAGTCTACGTGACATCATGTCTACGTATGAAAAAGAAATGCAGATTACTGCTGGGGTTCTTGACCAGGCAGAAGCTGATGCACCTAAGAGCGGATACGATACTACCAAGTTCTATCATCTGCAAAAAGGTCCAAACGGTCAAGCACAATTACTTTCTGCAGAGTTGGAAAATATTCATATTACCAATGACCAACCACAGGCCACAGATGAAAACGGTGCTCCGCTGTTTGATACCGAAGGCAATCCTGTATACGCAGGAGTTACTGCTGACCAAACTTATCGTTCGATTGAGCGTCAAGGTTATGGCACACTAAACGGAGGAACAGATAGTTGGCTAGATGATGCAATACCTGCTAACGGTGCTAAGTTTACTTCGGGCATTG